GTCAGCAGATCCACAAGGAAGTATTTTTCGCCACTTTGGTGTCCAAAGCCCAAAGTAGCATAAATTCAAGCGCTCTGCTCAAAGCCTTGCAAGCCTTGGCTTGGGGCGATGGGCAAGCGGCTTAAAAGCTGTAAACTGCTGATCTATTATATCCTCGTTTATATATAGATCAGCAGTTTACAGCTTTTCCCATTTTATAGCATTTCTGTTTCAATAACCCAGCATCCATCTGCGGGGACACTTCCATCATACTGAACATAAAAACTATTTTTGGAGGGAGTTACTGTAAGATCGTTATAAAAATTAAGTGATGAAATTTTAGTTAAATTTAGGTCGGTATCACCGTTATGTACATGTGCTATGAAGATTGCGCTCCCCTGCCTTATAGAATCGTAATTAAAGCTAATCGATATCTTAAATCTTGAGAATATTGGTAGGACTCCAGAATCATATATCCGTTCCGCTTTGCTCTTCGTAAATTTTCCTCTTACAATTAACGTAGCACCTTTTACACGGACTCTCGGCTCATAATATTCTGTTGGTGGCCATAATGATACTGTAGCTAACAATTTCCTAAATTTTGTACTTTTGTCACCTATTCCAGCATTGATTATCCCCTCCGCATTTACGGAGCTTAAAGCATCGCTAACATAAATATAATTATTATCATCCCCATTAGCAGTTGAATCAAATCCATCCGGATATAAGTATATTTGTCCACTGAAGTAGCCACCATCATGCACAAAGAGGCATCTATGGCCCCCTCCCACTTCAAACCATACACACCCGTCTAAGAAGGACGAATACATACTTATTCCATTTATATCAACCAAAGTTCCTCCCGGACTTGGAGAACTTGCTATGTCCCGTATTTTGGTTCGAAACATCGAACCTGTCGAGCTTGAATTTTTTGATTTTGACGCATATACTACGCTATAATTATTTCGCGACATAATACGCTCAATAATGCTTCCTTCAGTCCAGCCTAGATTGTTATATAGATGTACTACTGTTCCGTTTATAAAATTATCTACTATTAAATCATGTATGTGACTACCCCAAAGATCACTAATGCGAATGCAATCAGTATCTTCACTGCCGGTAATATACAGATGGTCGATTTCATTGCCAACAAACATATGGTCAAGATTCTTGTTACGGTTAAACCAAAAACAAACATCGTTTCCTTGATAAACAATTCGACTACCATTGCTGGAGCCAAAACCTTTAGCATTTCCCTTAACCCTTATACTCCCTTTCGCTTCAATGTTTATGGTCGAGGTAATCAAATATGTTCCAGATGGGAAAAATAACGTACCACCTAAAGGCAGTGAACGCAATGCTCTCTTGACAGCTGATGTATCATCATGTAGCCCATCTCCATAGGCTCCAAACTTCTTGACATCAGCTATAGAATCAAATAGCATTTCAGCTACCGTCCCATTAATAAGCGAATGAATTCTACCGCTTTCATCGTTCATATCTTCGCTTTTCATTACACGAATCATATAGTTTGCTCCACCGCCATCTCCCGTATTATGATACCCCAGTGTATGGGCAACCATGCCGGGCATGAGTGTTCTATCGTGACACATAGTGGAGACGTTTCGGTAGGTAATTGTTGTATTTTTGTAGTGGCTGTAAGAGGCTGTAAGAGAGCCCACCATGGTTCCCGCTTTGATGGCGATTTCACCGACCTTGATGACAGCTTCCATAAGTTCAGGAGCGGTAGAAAACGCGGTAGTACTAGAGACTGCCGAGCCAACTGTCACTACGCCCGTCCCACTCGTCGTCATTGCGCCCGGAGTGTTGCCGCCGCCAGCACTCTTTTCGGTGATGGTGATGACAGAGCCAGAGGTGCTGGCAATATAGATATTGTTAATGCTGCTGTTGGCATTGAGGGCGGTAGCGCAGTTTGTGGCACTTGTAGCGGTATCGGTGCCGAGGACGAAGTTGGTGGCGTCCTGTGTCGATGCGGTGCAGGTGAAGACCACACCGCCGAAGGTTACGGTATCGCCTGCCGCGAAGTTTGTGCTGATGGTGTAGGTGTTGCTGCCTGCCACGGCGGGCGTGCCGAGTTCGCCGGTGAGCTTGGCGATCTTCCCGTATTTGTCGAGGTACACGACATCCGTGCGCGGCTTCGTGGCGTCCGCCGCATCCAGCGTGATGCTCTGCTCCGGCACTTCGACGCGGCGGCCGTCGGCGGTGTGGATGACGCCGGCGCTGACGGTAACGGTCAGGCCGTTGATGCTGGGCTCGCAGCCGCTGACGATGCCGTAGCCTGTGGATTCGGCGAGGTATTCGTTGAGGCCAGGGTAGCGTTTGGCATGAACTTCTTCCCAGGGACGATCCTTGGCGCCGATGGCGTTGGTCTGGCTACCGGCTGGTGGGGCGATGATGTATTTTTCCATGGTAGTAACCTCCGTTTTTCTACGTATTCTCTAAGCAGCTTGCACTTCACGCCGAACGGATTGGGACGATGTAGCCTTCTGTATCAAGGGCCCAGAAGCCGCTGTAGGTCGGTGCTTCTGTTGGCACGATGTAGCCTGCCTCATCGATGCGGAAGAAGTTGTCGCCGACGTAGGTGTTGACTCTCGTCCAGTATGCCGCATCAGTCGGCAGGATGTTGGTGCTGTCGGCGATGGCTCGATACGTGTTACCATCGGTATAGGTCACGATATCGCCGGCCTTGTAGGCAGCAGTTCCCTGCCACTCTGGAGCGCTGTACACGGCCGCTGAGAGCGCCGCATTCTCAGCGACACGGGCATTGGCTGCAGCCGTCTCGTTCCAGCCTGCAGAGGCAGCCGCGCTCTCCTGCGCCGCTTTGGCTGAAGCCGTGGCGTCTTCCGCCTGCTGATGCGATTCGACGGCCGATGCCGCGGCTTCCAAGGCTTTCTTCAAGGCGGTCTTGGCGTTGTTGTCGATTTCCTTCATGTACTCGACGAAGGTCTTTGCGCCGCTGATGCTGTTCTTGATACTGCGGTCTACCTGCTCCTTGAGTTCCTGCACAATGTAAGTCAGCTTGTCCGGCATCCGTTCGATTGTCTTGAGTGGATACTTCCTCCCCAGGTTGGTCAGCTGTGTCAGTGGGGTCTCGCGGTAGATGACGAGCTTCTGGCGGCTGCTCAGGACAGCAGGACGGTCTGCTTCTGCCGGCTCCTGTCCTGGCACATAGCCGGGATAGTGGACTGTCTTCGCGGTAGCATCGACGTAGTAGTCCGTGGTCAGGACCTTCTCCTGATCGGCATCCGCATCATAGAGCAGCACATGCACATCTGCTGCATCGGCAAAATCAAACGCGAAAGGGAATACGGTTGTCTTGCCATCTCCATCGTAGATGACCTTGGTCACGACGTTGTCGACCATCTCCATCCCTCCTTGCATATTCTTACAGATACGTGAAAAGCCCCGCGTCATCTGACGTGAGGCTTTTCTTGCTATGCTCTTATCTTACCATGCTGGGGCAGGAATAACGTGCTGCCCTTTTTATCTTTTCCTTTTCTTCTTCTTTTTCTTCTCAGACTCATCCTCCTTGGGACGCTTCGGGATCTCGCGCTCGGCTGGCTGCTTATCGAATATGACGGACCGAAGGATATTCGTCCATTCCGGATCATAGCGGTTGTCGCTGTCGTTGAGGTACTGCATCGTGCCGGTTATGGCGTCGGTCATGGTCGAGGTGATGCCGGTCCTGGCGGCCGTCAGGGAGCTCAGCGCGTTAAGGCCGTGGCGGGCAATCTCGCTGTTGGTGATGTGCTTGACCGGATGGCGGTACTTGGCATCCTCCTCAAGCTTCTTGCGGTATTCCCGACGAGCCTTGCCCTTCTTTTTCTTCATCTTCTCCGCCTCGTTCCGGAGTCGCTTGGCTTCCTTGGCATCGACCTCGAGGTTGTGGCTGCTCTTCCTGGCCATGAGGTCGATGGTCTTGGAAATCTCCTGCACGGCCCGCTCGCCCACCGAGAAGGGCGAGGCGCTGCGGCCGTAGATACTTCCATCGAAGATGGCCGAGACAGCGAAGTTGACAACATCGCGGATGAATGGGAAGCCGCCCGCCGCCGAAGAGAGCACATTCTGTGCATACACTTTGAAGAACCGCTCGTCCCAGGGAATCTTGACCCAATCGCTATCCCCTGTCTGCAGGTTCACGACTGTCCGGTACTTGTCCTTGTCGTCACTGCCGTCGAGGCCCAGTGCGAACTTCATCGCGCTCCCGATCAGCGTCATGATGATCAGGCGATAGATGGCTGACTTGGCAAACGGTGCCCAACGCTTGATGAAGGTCGGCTCTGCACCGAACCGCGCGTGACGGTAATTCGCCAAAATGGCATTGAACTGCGTGTTGAAGAAGCTGTAGAACGTCGTCGCGAGCTTCAAAAAGGCGCCCTTGTTGCGCTGCAAAGAAGACAGGTCCATCGTCCGGCCACTGCCGAATGTATCACGGATGGCCTTGTCGGCATCCATGACGGACCGGTGCTCTGCTTCCTGCAACATCTCGGTATCCGTATAAATGGGCAGCGCCATCGCGTCGTGCAAATCCTGTTCCGCCTTGAAGAGCTCCTTCTTGATCTCCTTGATCTTGGCCGCTTCTTCCTTCGTCATCTGCTCCATGGTGGCATCGCTGTGCACGGCAAACGGCGACTGCTGTGCCTGCGCACGTTCCTGTTCGTCCGCGCTGTGGCGGCGGTCCATGTCCATGCGGATGTCGCTGACCTTCTGGGAATGGTCGATGATGTCGGCCTTCAGCTGCTCGACCTGCTTCTGTGCAGACAGGACGCTCTGCTGGTTCTCTGTGTTCTCTTTGCGGATGGCCGCAAGGTTACCGCTGTAGGCATCGCGGTACGACTGCACCCAGAGCGGCGCAGAGAGTGCCAGGTCAGAGTAGAGCATCAGGTCGTAAGCATGGTTGCGGACTACTTCAAAAGCACGATAGTCGGCATCAAAGAGGCCCGGCTGACTGCGGATATCGCGGTCCAGTGAGTTGATGCGGTCCTGCATAAAGGCCGACCGCTTCAGGAGCTCTGCCGATTCTTTCGGGTGAGCATAAAAAGATGTGATTGCAGCCATCGTATGCAGACTGCCCAGCTTCTCCATGACTGGCGCAATGTTCGAGACGTTTTCGACAACCGGCCAGATGCGGTAACCCATGATGGCCATGACCGAGTTGCTACGCAACCAGTTCAGGCCGCGTTCCAGCATATTGACTGCCTGGTTGTTGTTGTCTTTCACGACCTGCCAGACGTCCGTCGTCCACTGCTTCAGTATGGTGTGGTACTCGCGTCCCAGCGTGGTCGCCACATGCGCTTCAAAATCCGGATGATTGACCAGTCGGAAGACATCGCGGGCCGCCAAGCGGAAGGCGATGTTGTGGATGACAGACTGGACATGCTCAGGGATGACACGGAACTCGAGCAAGAGTGGCCGGCTGATGTCGTACTCCGAACGCGCTTTGGTAAATCCTCGGCCTGTGCCGAGGACCATCGCGCCGGACATGCTTTGCTTGGCGATCTCATTGACGTCCTGGTCGGCTGCGCGGCTGGATTTCTTCGGATTGTACGAAAGTGGATAGTAGCCGCCCTTCATCTTCAGAGTTGTCTTCTTGCCATTCTCTGTGATGGTCACATCAAATGGCTTTGCTTCTACCTTTTCCAGGCGGACACCATTCAGGTTTTCTTCCACCTTCACAGTATCATCCCAGTAGGTGTTGATATGGTCCCAGATATCCTGTACGAGCTGCCAGTCTTTGGCGGTCATGTGTTCTTCCACAAACTGCATTGCATCTACTTCGGAAATTCCGAGGCCGCCGATCAGACGCTGTCGGTTTGTCTCGTTGCCGAGGTTCAGTGCCATGCACAGGACATTTTCCTTTGACATGAGTTCTTTGCCGTCGGCTGTTCTGAGCGTGTACTTCATGTCCTTCCAGTGACGGCGTTCCGAGTGAGAGTAGCCGGACAGGATGGTCTGCAGGTCAGTCAGTTCCTGCTTGACCATGCGGCTCTCTTTCTCAGCCGCCCGCTCATAGATGCCATAGATGTACCGGTGGGCTTTCTTCCCCAGCGCATTCAGTACTTCCTCCGGCTTGATGATGGCTGCCAGGCCTTCCTGACCATACCTTGCCAGACCTTCACCGATAAACGGGATTTTTGCCAGAGCATCATTCCAGCCCATGCCGCCCGTATCTTCCTGCACGCGATGGCGGTTGACGCCGATCTTGCGGGCATCCGCTTCGTTGTCGCTGATGATCTCCTGCACGATCTCGTCAATCGTCCGGCCCCCGATGGTCTTCATCTTGAACTTGTCGCGGCCTGTCGTGTAGAGGATGGTCAGGGCCTCGACACATTCTTCCAGTTGTCCAACATTGAGGTCTTGGTAGCCACGGAAGTCCTCACCCTGCTTCTCGACATTGAAGATTTCTTCTGGCGTGTACTGGCTGTCCAGGCTTTCTTGCAAACGGCGGAACATCGTGTTCAGATCTGGCACGGTCTCGCCTTCGCCCAGTTTGGCATCCGTGCGTGTCAGGCGCAACAGATAGGATAGGTGGCGCAGCCAGTAGCGTTCCTCGCGCGGCAGACGTACCGACTTGGCCTGCAGCATGCGCTTGGCTTTGTCAAGACTGGCCTGCACTCGCTTCTGCATCTGGTGGGCTTCATTCGCCATGGCCATTGCATATGCCTGGCGTTGTTGGGCCATCATCGCACTATCCCAGTTCTTGCCACGAATGGCCTGCTGGACTGTCCTGACCCACTTCTTCGCTTCTCGCGTATACAGCGATACGCTGCACGATTCGTGGATAGGCTTGGTGAGAATGGCGCGTCTCGCCAGTTCGCGATAGACTTTCATCTTGCCCTCATTGGCCTCGAGAACAGCCTTCTCGTTGGCCTTGTCGTTCCGCGCCTGATCCTTGATTTCCTGCATCGTCTTCTGCAGGTCTTCCTTCGTCGCAGCGTGGATCATGCGCTGGATGGTCCGATAATCCTCCGGCCGCCACTTTGCCGAGAAGCGCAGCTTGTTGATGGCCTTCATAAGCTCTTTGACTGCGCTCGAATCCTTATCGAGTTTCAAGTCGAGGTCCTCTGGCAAATCCTTGATGCGTTCTTCGACGGACCGTATGGCGCGTTCCGTCTTCGTCGTGATGTTCTTGACGAGTGCCTGCTTCTTGGCAAATGCCGTTGCTTTCAGAGCCTCGAGTTTTGCACGATACTCGCTCGACTCCATGGCTTCCGTCACGGCCTGCTCCGAGAGATGGCTTTCTGTCAGCTCCCGATCCAGCTCCTGTGCATAGGCATCCATGTGTTCCTTTAGCAGTTCATCCAGTGCTGGCGCATTCTTAAGCTCTTCTTCAAACGCTTCCACGCTTGGGTACCAGTTCAGGACGATAGACGTATCGCCGCCACTGGCGAGCACGGCCTGCTCGGCCAGGTAGACGTTCTCATTCTGGAGCTCCTTGCGGAATGTCTCCCGTTCATGCTGCATACGGCGCTGGAATTCGTGCTCTTTTTCTTCCGTCAGGTCCTTCATGACCCGTTTCTGCAGCTGCTCCTTGGCTTCTGCTGTCGCTTCTTCTTGCCAGCGCTTGTAAGTCTCTTCTTCGGACTCGTCGAGCAGCTTCTCGCCGCCCGCCTTCGTAACATCACGGTACCGGTCATCGAGCGCCATCTCGTCAATCTCTTCTTCGGTGGCGATCATGCGGTCCATGATGCGGCGCACCTGCAGGCTCGGCTTCGCGCCGTCACCGATGACAGCCCGATAGATGTGGACCAAGAATGAACGGAACTTGCGGAACACCGCACGAAGCCCTTTGGCCGGTGCATGGCCATCATGCAGATACATCTCAAAAGCACGAGCGAAGCGCTCCTGTTCCCAGATGCGCTTGAGCTTCTCAGCTTCTTCGATGTCCTGATGTTCCTCGGCGTCGACAATCTGCTGCTCCCGCTGTCGGAACTCTTTCTCCCACGGTGTATTTTTATACTGCTTGGCATCACCCTTCTTCCAGGATGCCCAGTCCTTCACAATCTCCAACTCTTTTGCCGAGATATCATCAATGACGGCAAGATCCTCGAGGTCCATCAGGAACATGTGGCCCATCTCATGCAAGAAGGTGGACTCGTCCGCACTCTCGAAGAGCGAGATGATGCGCTGTCCGTTCGACATCTGCGCAATAGAACCATGAGCACCTGAGCGGCCGGCCTTTTGATTGACATCGATGGATGCCATCTCTTGGCCACCAAACGTTATGATGGCGTTATATTCATGCGGTTTCGGTATTCTGCTGCCTATTGCTTTTTCGTCGTCAATATACCACTCCAGCATGTGGATATCATCCCAGAGTTCAATGGATTTCCAATTCTTTTTCGCAATGGAGGCCATTATGCCATCTGCTACATTTTCATTGTCAGCATCTTTGTAAGCTTGATCATAGGCTTCATAGTCTGCCTTCTCTTCTTCGGTTGCATCTGCCAGCACATGTTCCAGTTCCCTCTTCTTCAAATCAAGTTCTTGGTTCAGCTCATTGATGCGATGCTTAGATCCAGTATAGCTTGCAGCCCTCGCAGCTGTTTCTCTAGCTTCCTGCTCACCTCCTAACCTATAATAATTATCAAATCCTTTTGTAAGATTCCCCCCACGTGCAAAGTCCTCATACTCTTGAATGACATGTTGTATTTCATGCACAAGAGTCTCCTTCATTTTGTCAGGAGTGCTTTCAACAAGTTTTTTGTTTAGTTTTATGCCCAAAATAAGGGATTTCCCGCTTGGGTATCTAGCAACTTCAAAGCTTCCCCATGTATTATCATCAAACTTATCTGTGAGCTCAACATTGCGTGTGGCCAAAGAAGGGTATGCTTCATACAGTCTTGGGTTGTCGTAGATGTCTTTCAGGCTCGCGATATGATATTCATCCTCGAAGAGTGGCATGAAGTCTATCTTGTCCAGGTCGTCCGGTATCTCGAAGCGCCATTTATTATCATGGCCTAAAAGCCACCCTGTCTCTCTCCAGATCTCTTGTTTGCTCTTTCCCTGTGCATGCATCTCGCGAGCACGATTCAGTGTATCGAGATTTGCTGTAGCAGCCGACGGGCCAGCCAACTGCTTGAAAGTGCCTCCGTTTCCATCGTCTCCCGCATTCAGCCCATACCGTTCCTGCATGTAGTCGAGAGCGGTATATTTTTTGCCGGTCTTCTTGCTGATGATATCGGCCACGATGTCGGCATGGCGAGCGAAGAGGATGGCGTCGAGGCGGGCAGCGCGGGCTGTGCGGCCGCCGTCGATGTCGACGTTCGCGAGCTGGTCACGGATGGCGCGGTAGACTTGAAAGCCTTCTTTTGTGAGCCCCTGCGTCAGTTCCATCTCGACGCCGTTCAAAGACTTCATCGTGCCCTTGATTGCATCGAGGTGTTCGATATCCTTGCGCAGCTCGTCGATCTCTGGCTTAACCGCTGCCATGGCTTGATGTTCTTCTTCAGTCGTCGGGCCCCATCCCTCGAGTTTTGGTGCGGACGGGTCGCCGGTTACGACGGCCACAGCCATGTCCTCGAGTTCTTTTTCGGTCGGCTGGCGTTTGAACGCCTTGTAGAAGGCCCGATACCACTCGTCGTTCTCGGTGAACCGCTGTGTCTTCTTGTTGCCCTGCTCATCCTCGACTTCCATGAGCTGGCCGCCCTTGCCCATGCCATCACGCAGACGTTCCAGCACAGGGCCAATGATTTCCTGCAGGCGGTCCTGGCGCTCTTTCATGGCTGCTGACCAGCCTCTTGCTGGGTTGGCCGGATCACTGTAGATGGCCACAGCGGCCATGTCGCGCATGGCCTGCTCTTCTGTCGAGCTCTTCTCGTGTAAAGGGAAGTACTGATTGAGCACGGTGTTGATGAGCTCGACCTGTTTATCAATGGACTGCTGCTGCCGCTTCTGCATGTCCTCGATGATTGTCTTGGCGTCCCTCTGCATCCTGGCCATGCTGTCGGCCTCTGGTGAGAAGGAGACGTTCTGCAAGAACTCTGGGCTCGTGCCGGCCTGCAGGAACTGCTCCGTCGGCACGAGGATCTGGCCCTTTTCTTCGATGGCTGTCTGCAGCTCGTCGTTCGAGATACCCGCCGCCTTGGCTACAGCTTTGAGGTTCTCGAGGCCACCGTCCTGCTGCATGGCCATCTCGGAATCAATGTACGTGTTCGGATACTCTGTATCCTTGAGCTGCTCACGCAGGATCTTTTTCTGGACGTCCGGGGCCTTCTCCTTGAGGTTGCCCTTCGCAATAGCCTGCTGCAGCTGCTCGAGCATGACAGTGCCAGTGTAGGTCTTGCGGGCATTCTCGCCATACGTCGCCTCGAACTTTGCCAGGTGACGCATGGCTGCCGTCTGTCGGAAGCCCGACGATACTGTGCCGCCCGTAGCGCCGAGCAGGCCGAAGCCCAGTGAGCCAGGGATGGCCTGCAGGGTGCTCTTGCCTGCCCGCTCCAGGATTTCGCCCGGGCCATAGATTTTGTTGCTCGTATCGCCGGTGCTCCACTCCATACCGTTGTGGACCATGTCGTCCGAGATGGACTGCAGGCCTTCCTCGCCTGCCTCGGACGCCGTGATCTTGAGGACATCCCCTGTCCGGTCTTTGAGCGCATTCAGCACCTTTTCACGCGTCAGCATTCTCGAGCCTGTCTGCTCGATGATGTCGCCGAAGACCTTCCGCGCATGCGGTGCGCCGGCCAGCGCCCGCGTCACGACGCCGAAGTTCGCCAGCTCGATGCCCGCATTGAGCGAGCCGCCCAGCATGGCCCAGCCTGCTGCCTGGTTCTCCGTCAAGAGTGGGTTGCCATTCTCGTCCTTGAGTTCCTTGTACTCGGCAAAGCGTGAGCCAATCTCGGGACGTGCCATGCCCATGAAGGCACCGAGGCGCAAGCCTGTGCCGGCGGCCGCCGCGATGAGCTCGCGCCTTGCGACCTGTGCGAGGAAGCTGCGTCCCATGCCATAGACAAAGCCGCCCGCTGCGCCGACCGTGCCACCTACTGCGGCACCGATTGGCGTTGCCGCTGAGCCTGCCGCTGCGCTGGCTGCTGCCGCGATCACGGCCATCGCCGTTGCTTCGCGCAGGGATTCCGACGTCGACTGCCACATCTCTGGTGCTGACTCCGCCACGCCGCCCACGATGGCAGCAATCGGGTTCTCGAGAAACGACGGCGCGGCCAGTCGGTCTTCCTCGAGCTGCTTCTTGAGGTCCTCCGCCCGCTGCCGGTCGTTGTCGTCCGCCGCGCCCATCATGATCTTGTACTGCAGGTTGTCGTACTCGAGCTTGACGTTGCCGCGCTCCAGCATCTTTGTGAAGGTATCGATAATGCCATGCGTCGAGCGGACCGCATCGAGGTTGTGTAAGGCGATTGCTGCGCCTTCCTTGTCCATATCCGCCACGCCTTGCAGCTCCGGGAATTCCTGCCAGACGTCGTTGATATTGCCGCCCGCCGCATCGATTTTCTGCTTGTAGTGATAGACATCGAGTGCCTGCTTGTATGCCTTGTTATCCTGCAAGAAGGAGTCCGCAGGGATGCCGGTACTCGCTTCAATCTGGCGAGCCTTGGTCAGCTTCTCCTCATCTGTCATGAAATACTCGAGGTTTGCATCCGTGCGCTGCAGTGCCTTGGCCGCATCGCCCAGGATGGAATCATCCGTGCGGTCGGCATAGTTCTCAATCAAGCTACGAGATGCCTGACGGAACGGGGATCGCAGCACATTCTCAACGGTCCCTTCTGTCGCAGCTCCTGCCTGCTGGAAATTTTTATATGCATTCTCCTGCACTTGATAATTGCCACTCGCTTCGGACTGCTGGATTGATGCATCAGTGTAAGCCATCTCTAGCTGCTGCCCGCGCGTCTTGACGTCCTGTGCATTCTTCTCCATCGTCCAGGCAGCATCTGCTACGTCCTTGACCGTCTCTACAGCTCCTTCTGCAGCTTCCGTTGCCATCTCGGCCGTCTGCCGGTCGCTGTCTGCCTTCTGTATCTCATAGGTCCCTATTGCTGAGATAAACTCATTTCCCAGGTCTTCCACTCGGTCAAGGATGGAGCGGTTCGCGGCTTTATCTGCCTCTGCCTGGGCCGCCGCTTTTTCTTCCTCGATTTCCTGCAGACCTGCCCGTACTTTCTCAAGATCCATTACTGCTCCTCCTCTTCATCAATCGCTGTGAGCCTGTTCTATATAATGATCGGCCTCTTCTTCTGAGTACCCATAGTTGCTGATCAGATACCACGCAGCCTCCTCGTCATCGGCCGTGACCTCTACTGCATGGCGGGCCATTTCCAAGGCATCCGAGCTTGCGAGGTTGTCGCCGCTGCCCATCTCACCGATATCCTGCAACAGATTTGCCGCCTTGTTGTACCTGCGCTGATCCGTGCGCGAGATGGTGTCATTCGGATCATCCATGCGCTCGTAGTATTCTTCCACCTCGTACCTGGCGTTGTTGATTTCTTTGACGGTATACTTTGCGCCGCTCGTGCCGACGACGGATGTCGAGCTGCTCTTTCGGCCGCTGCTCCGGCTGCCAGCCGGAAGGCCCGTATTCCGGTTGACGCCGAACTTCGACGCAGCCATGCCAATCAGCGTGTTCTTCTGTTGCAGGTCGAGTGTCGTATCCCCTTCGACAAGTGCTTTAGCAGCCGAGAATGAACCTGCTGTATCGACTGCATGTTCTACATCATCAAAGTAATTCTGCTTGTCCTGCTTGTATGCTTGTGTACGGTCCTGCAAGGCTGCTTCTACTGCGCTTCTCAAGCTCTTTTCCATTGTAGGATCGTACATCGTCCCGCCCGATGCAGCCGTGCTACTGCCTCCGCCCATATAAGCGTTCTCGTCAAAATCTCCGCCGTCATCGCTGAAGTGGAAGTTGTCGCCATCCGCCCACTGCTCATTGCCATAGCCCGCATATTCATTCAGCGGTTTCAGGCCGACGTCAGCCGCATGTTCCTGCAGCCACTGCAGGCGTTCTGGATGGCGAGCCAAGCTATCCATCGCAATGTCGAAGGCACGGTTCTCGTAGTGCTTGCTCCCTGGATTGTGGCCACTCGTCGAGCCGCCCGCCGTGACGTAGAACGGCTCATAATCATCCTGCTGACCAAAAGCCTGCTCGTAGAGGGCAGCCAAGGCGTTGAGTTTCGCCCACGTTGAATGTCCAAGATTCGTGACTTCGACTTCCTTGCCAGGCTTGACTGTGTAGTAGACTTTCTTGGAGATATCAATACCACTACTGCCACCGCCCGCATTCTGTTCGCCTGCCGGCAGCTTGCCCATGACATCATCGACATATCCCTGTATGGACGGGCCGTTTGGCTGTGGGGCATCCCATGAGCGTCCCCATACATCTGTTGTTTCTCCCTTCACATAACGCTTGGCATTTTCTTCGCCCGCATACCATGCCACCATCGCGCCTGCAGGTCCGTACTTATCGTAGTACTGGCCCAGCTTGTATTTACCGACGGCACGCTGCGCCGCTTCGTCGTTCGGATCAGCGCCTTCATATCCGGCCTCTTTTGACCAAGACGGCCAGTTGTCCGGCATAATCTGATAGATTCCTACAGCCCCAGCCGGTGAAACGGCTGTCGAATCTCCCCCTGACTCCTGACCTTCAATGGCAGCAAAGAAGGCTTCTTTACTCGAAGCGCCTGACATTCCCTGTCCCCCTACATTTCGGTAGGAGTTTTGCTTGATGAGCTCGTTGGCCTTGTTCCAATCAAAACGTCCCGTCTTCGGGTCCCAGCACTGGTTGACGATATCTTCTGCTGTCGTGTAGGTCTTGGCCACGTCCTGCTTTTGCTTGACGGAGCCGTAGAGCTGGTTGTAGACGTTCTGGTCCATCTTGCTGCGGTTCACCTGCAGGATCTGCGCGGCCCGGTCATAGTTGCCCGCGGTGATAGCTGCCGTCGCGGCCGACGCGACCTGCTTCGTGATGGCCCCCATCAGCTCGGACTGCATCTGCTCGCCGGTCCAGCCGCGCTTCGCGCCATATGCCAAGATGATGCGGCGCGTGTCGTTCTCGTAGTTCGTCAGGGCGTTCGTGACGTCCCATGTCATGCCAGCGTTCTGCGTGTTGATGTTGAGGGCCGCCTGATAGTCCGCCTGCTCGGTGCTCTCCCGCTCCCGGTTCTCCTGGCCGGTGGCGATGCGCTGGTAGTTGAGCATGTTGTCGTTCAGTGTGGACTTCAGGGCATAGCGGACGCGCGGGTTGTAGTCCTTGGCAATCTCCGCTGAGGTGTCCTGGATGGCTTGTGTGACGCGGTCCGTCAGACCTTTGGCATTCTTGCCTACGCCGAGCGTCATGAGGCCCTGCTCGCCGTAGAGCTGCTCATTCAGCGAGGTCATGATGCGATTTCTCGCGTCCATGACGTCGGCTGCATCCTCGTCGTCCTGCTTCTGAGCGAGCACCTTCGTGGCCTGGCCAACCGCTCCAGAGAGCGCGTTCCACTCCTTGCCGCCCGTGCCGTACACTTCCAGGTCTCTTGGAGCCTGCACAGCCGGCGGGTTGATGGTGTTCGGATTGACGACGGGCTGGTAGCTGCTGAATTTCATGTCGTTTCCTCCTCACTCAAAAGCGGAACGGGAAGTTCACTTTGCCGTTCCGGCTGTAGTAGTCCGGCCGGATATCCCAGCCCGTGCTCTTGCCGTAGGACAGGACGGGCTTACCATACGTCAGGTAGCCCGTGCCCGAGACGGTCGGGAACTGCCGGTTGGCTTTGGCCCACGTGTCTGCCGTGGTCTTCTCGTTGTAGTACTGGTACGCGCCGCTCGTGCTGCTCGAGGCAGTGGCTCCGGTATCCTTCCAGGGCTGTGCGACGCCGTAGACGCTGGCCGCTGTACCGAGGATGGTCGAGAGTCCCTGCCACTTTGCCGCCCGCTTGATGTTGCTCGCCGCGGTCCTATCGTTGGCCGCCTGCGCCTCGTAGTTGCTCTCTGCCACGCGCGAGTTATAGTTGTCGTTACGCTGGTTGGAGAGCAAATTCATCTGATCCTGCAGGTAGGCATCGTTGCTCGACGAGAGGATATCCATGGCCGAGCCGCCGAAGTTCAAGCCGGCCGCGCCGGTCTGTGCCCGCTGGCTGCCCTCGATCAGGCGGCGGCGCGAGCGCAGCTTGTCGGCCTGCGCGGCGTAGTTGTCAGCAATCTGCTCCTGTTTGCGATTCTCGATCCTGGCATTCTGCTCGGCCGCATCGGCCTGCGCCCGATACATGGCGGCCTGAGCATTGGCCTGCTGCCGTTGCTGGCGGTACTGGAAGATGCCGCCCAGGGCCGTCAACCCTGCAATGACACTGCACATCTCACTTTCCTCCTTTCGAATCTTTCGGATGTCTTGGATGTTTCGGACGGATGACAAATGGGAAGAAGTCTTCTCCTCCCTGCATCACGACTGCTGGCAGCCCGCCCCGCTGGATGAAGTCTGCACTGAGGATAAAGTCTGCACCGACCCACCGGAGCCAGCGGATGGCGTCCTCGTTGAAACTGCCGACCATGTTGCAGAGGGGGCCATACTTCCAGGCCCATTCCTCCAGGATGGCCTTGGATTCCTTTGCGAAGGATACGGCATACCGCTTGATGAGGTCGGTGCCCAGGCACCAGATCAGGGCATGCCTCCCCAGCCAGTCGGCGGTATGCTTCGGCTGCACGCCCCAGACGGCAATGATGCTGCCGTCCTTTGTCGTGGCGTACTGCAGCTCGTAGCTCCATTCGATGGATTCCCGGACTTCCCGCCCGACATCGTCGGTGAAGGCCAGGATCTCGCGGCGGTCCACGTCCCGCAGTTCCTTCGTCAGGTCTCGCGCCAGGTCGGAGAGCTCATCTTCATCTTTCTCGCCCCCCTTGAGAATCTCCGGATACTCGAGCTTCCAGATGGTATAGGTCTTCTTATTCTGTTTCACCAAGGAAAGTCACCGCCCTTATGATTGCTGATAATGTAAACGGATAAGGTGTCTCGTGTCGGATGTAGGTGCGCCCCTCTGTGTTGACGCCGTTCTCATGGAGGTCTACGGTCCGGTCGCCGGTCACGAGGACATCTTCGCCAAGCTCCATCGCCTCCCGGTCGTAGAGGATGGGCTCTAGGTGCGTGGCATCCGGACCAATCCAGCCGCCGTAGCTGTTCTTGAGCCGCAGGATGGCTTTGGTCACGGTCTTCTCGCGGCCCTGTACGGTGCCGCTCTCCATGTTACCGACGTCCCAGTTCGGCTGCTCGAGGACCATGGTATACGACAGCCCGATGACGAGCCGTTTAGCGGTCGTCTCATCGGGCAGGGTAATCTTCCCACCCTCGACGGTCATCGGCTCATAGAGATACCCGTCGGCCAGGACACGGACGGCCTTCCCTTCCAGTGTCTCGAGGCCTGTGATGGTTCCTGCAGCTGTGTCCAGATCGTACACGATGGCGGCATCCAGCATGGTGTAGTCCTGCTGGCTGACAGAGGTATGGTCCCTGTCGAAGCGCTCGATATAGCGCACGGTCTTGCCGTTGACGGTCCGGCAGACGGCAGCATAGACATCGTCGTTGCTACCGCTGTTCACGGAAGCCACGCTCTCGAAGCGGCCATCCGTCACGATGTGCGACCAGGCATAGACCTTCTGGTCTATGACGTAGGTCATGACCAGCAGAACGCCGTCGGAGCGCACGAAGTAGAGCAAGGAGTCTGGCTCCTGCGCATAGGCATCATCCGTGATCTTCTTGCCGTTCACCAGGTCTTTGGAGAGCAGTGTCAGGTCGATGCCGATGTAAGAGTCGGTATTGTAGTCATAGCCGATGTCGCGGACGATCGAGCCACGCCGCTGGATGTAGACGACACGGTTGCCGATGCGAATGGGTGCGACTTCACTGACGCCGTAGTTCTCCTGGTTGCGCGGCGTGATGTTCGATGGCGTCACGGTCTCGCCGCCCGAGACGGTCCAAGAGTTGCCCTCGGTAAAGACGACGAGGTCATTGCCGGCATCCAGATGCTGAATGGCACAGGCCCTGCGGCTCAGGAAGTCCGTGGTGATGGCGCTGTCGTCGGTCACGGTGCCGCTCTCTTTCTCGATGCCGAAGTTCTCGTAGTCCCCTGTCTTGCTCATCCAGACGCGCTGCGGCTCTCCTGGGCTGCCGCCAAAGACGAGGCGGTCCTGGAAAAAGGTAGCGCAGCACGGGTAGCCGTTCGTCTTGCCCCAGGCTGCCCTGTACCAGTCGGCTGTCGCACTCGTGTCGCCCAGCTCTTTCGTGACGGTCGCTGTTGCTGCCGTCTCAGACGATACGGTGGTGATTGTCGCATAGCCGGTATGGGTGTAGGGATAGGCTGACAAGCTGGCATTGCACGTGCCATCTGTGATGGATGCCGTGATCCGCAGCTTGGCATATTCCTCTACATCGCCGGACTCCTGTGGGTTGTAGTCGTTGGATGAGGTATACGTCCGCAGCTTCTTCCAGGTTGTCCCATCGGTCGAGTATTCGACATAGACGGTGCCGGTCCACGTGCCGTGCGAGATGAATTTCCAGGTCTTGCCGACGCTCAGAGGAGCGGACTGGCTCGTCCCGTTCGTCGCGTTGAGCTTCACTTCCCGGCCTTCCACGTACTGCTCCAGCTTGATCCAGTCGCCGACCATGTCGCTGTCAAAGGCAGCCTTGGACGCGGTCAAGGTGATGGAGCCCGTGGTGCCGCTCGGCGTGATCTTGCAATCGGTGTCCTTGTTGACATCGCAGAATGGCGGCATATCCCAGGCTACCGCTGTGAGTTCCCAGTCGGTCTCTGCATAGCGGGACAGCTTCTGCACGGGATAGGTGCTGGAACAGATGTACATGACGTCCACGGACTGCACAAACCGCAGCTTGGGCAGGTCGCTCTCGGTGAATGGCGTCGCCACCTCGACGCCCAAGTACTGCCCGTCACGCCAGACTCTCACGTACTTATCGCCGAACTCCAGCAGGTATGATAGATCGGTGACGAAGTTGAATTCCTGCAAGCGCACGGTCTTGTCTGGATACTTCGTCTGGCCGCAATAGATGAGGCCTGGGCGCTTATGCACGGACCCGTAGGGCCGGACTATCGCATTCTCTGCCTGCTTCAAGCCCAACTGGTACTTGTCGAGGTCCACGCGGCTGGCGACATCTTCGGATAGTTCGCCGCCCGTGAAGGCTGGCTGTATTGCATAGTATGGCTTCATGCGCACTCCTCCTAAAACCGGGCATCGCTGTATCCATGCGGATACCTCGTCCGGCGCTCACGCTCTACGGCATCCTGATACCTTGCCAGGTCAACGGACTGCTGTGCGAGCTGCAGGTTGATGCTCTGCAGCTCGGTGTTCCCTGTCATGCCCATGGCCATCGAGCTGGCCAAGAGGTGTGCCAGGGCATCACTGAACTCCGCACTGAAGACCTCCGGCTCTTTGATATCTGCCGTATAGTCGCCATAGGCCAAGGACACATCCGTCAGGATAGAACGCCCCACGGTGTCCAGGTAGCAGACCCGGAAGTCCTGGCGGGAGTCTTCGCGGTCTGCAGCATGCGCTTCATCAAAGACGAAGCGCAGCTGCAGGCAGTCTTCGGGATAGGCATAGGCGTAGCTATAGCCCACCGCCCGCGTCTCCAGCAAGGCCAGCTTCGTGAGCTTCTCGGCAAAGCCCCAGGGATACATCCGCAACAGCCGCCTGCGCAGATGGTCATAGTGGATCTTGCAGAGCTGTGCGGCTTTCTCGGTATCGTCGAGCGAATTGATACGGCCACAATGCAGGAACGACAGGGCCATGTTGCAGATATCGATGCTGTTCATTCTCGCCCCTCCCTTTCTCTCACGATGACAAAAGGCCGGGCCCTGCGGGGTCCGGCCCTTGCTTACCAGTCGATATCGTCGTCGAGCACGAGGCCCGCGGTCAAGGTTCCTTTGCTGTAGGTCGACGTGACCGTCAGGCGCAGGTAGCCGAGGTTGCCGCGCGGCACATCGGCGGCGAGCGGTACGGCGTTGTAGGTTGCCAGCGTCTTCGGGGACTTGAAGTCCGACGTGGCGGACGTCTCGAGTTTTGTAGTCAGGGTGCCGGTCCCTGCGTCCTTCGTGACGGCTGCCACGAGGTGGAGCGGGCATCCCGATTCGCCCGGGCCTACCTGCACGATGTCCGACGTCAGGTCGGAAGCCGACAAGGCTTTCTTGTCGAAGAAGGTATTCTCTTTATCCAGAATCATGATGGTCCTCCTCTCTTACGCCGTCGTGACGGCCGCTTCCGTCTCGCTGATCGCATCGCACTTCTTGATGGGGATGCCGGAGAGGTAGAGCTGCGGGATGCCGCCCATGAGCTCCTGGCGCGTGATGTAGGCGTTGTTCTTGTCGTTGAGGTAGATCTCGAAGAAATCGAAGAGCGCTGGCGACACGTAGAGCACGACTTTCTTGTCACGGCCCTGCAGGTTGCGGATGCGGTTCTTCGCGTAGATGAACTGGTTGACGAGCTTCTTGCTGTCAGTCGCTGTCAAGCTGGAGAGCTTCGAGACGTCGATGTTGCGGACGAGGGCATTTGCACGGATGTCCTGTACGGCCATGCCGACTTTCCAGGAAAAGAGCGTTGTGACGGCCTGGTATTCTTTGCCGTCGGCATCCTGCACGGTCTGCTCGCCAAGGTCACGCTGCTGCAAGCCAGCCTGCGAACCTTTCGGATAGATGCCAGTTGTCGCATAGGTGCCCCAGCCGACAAAGAAAGCCGAGGTGTTCGTATTCGTGCCTGCCGTGCCGCCCGCGAGTACCTGGTAGCCTGCCTCGTTCTTCTCGCCGCCGATGGTATCGTAGCGAGCCGTCAAGCCATTGAAGGTGTCGAGCGTGTCGTCCGTGTTGCCGTAGAAGATATTGGCGGCTACGGCATCAGTGAAGCCGCCGACAAATGCTGCATCCTCGCTGCGGCGGAAGGCCTCGCGGTTGCGTGCCAGTGCCAGTTCCTCGATATCGATGCAGGAACGGTCCTCGAGGATGATGCAGGTATCCTGCACCTGGCGCGTGCTGCTCTTGTGGCGGGCAACACCGGCGTTGATGCGGCGAATGGACGGCGTCGGCATGGAAGCGCGGACCGTCGTGCGGTTGCCCGTCGGCAGGTTGCCTTCCTTCCAGACGATGTCGTCCATGATCGGATTTGCGTTGAGCAGGGCCTCGATAATGTAGGCAATGTTGCCGTCGGGGTCCACTCGCTTCTGCAGGTCGCTCAGGGTGAGCGCCTGGGTTCCCAGTAATGCCATGATGGAGTTCCTCCTTCTGTGCTATTAGTATCTGCTGAAGTCTGTGTTCGGATACAGGGTCTTCTCGTGTGCACCTTCGCCGATGTGTCCAGGGTCTTCGCCAACCAGTTTCCCGAATTCTGCCATGAGCTGGATCATCTCAACGCGGTTGCCGGCGCCCGTGAGGTTCATCATCTGACGCAGGCCGGGAATTTTGCGCTCGGCTGCATTGAGTCCGACGGCGGCCTTTGCCGTGATGTTGTCGAACTGGCCGCCGAGCTGCTGGCGGGCTTCCTGCGCCCAGCCGTCCATCGTCTGACGGATGCCGTCTGCCACTGCCTGCTGTCCGGCCTGCATGTACTGCATACCGTAGCTTGCCAGCTTGCTTGCCTGCTCCTGCGAGAGGCCACACTCGCGTGCCAGGGCTCCGAACTGCCCCGCCCGCTCGGCGTCGTATTCCAGGCCTTCTGGCACGACGCCCGAGAAGTCGTAGGTGGCAGGCGGCTCTGCTCCAGTCTTGGTTTCCATGTTGCCCTGACTGCCCTGGCCGCTCTGCCCCTGTGCCTGTGCCTGCTTGCCGTCCTGGCTTGCCTGTGGTGCATTTCCAAGGATGGTTGTCTGAGCTGGCTGTGGTGCGCTCGCTCCTGTATCCTGCGGGTCCTGCGTACCGCCCTGTGCTGGCGTCTCGCCATCTCCCGCGGCATCGGCAGGTGCTCCAAAACGCTGGAGCCTAAAAAACAGGTCTCTCATGATGATCCTCGCTTTCTGTTGTCTGCATGAGGTCTTCCATGCGCTGCTGGAAGGCCATATATTCCCGCTCGGCCTGCTGGTACCGTGCCAGGCCATCTGCCATGTGCATGATGTTCTGCCGCACGGTCAGGGCCGCCCGTCGCTCTCCTTCGGCGATGAGCATGCGGTTCGTGTGGTCGCTGTCGGGGAAGGTAGAATCCATGATGTGGCAGCGATCCATGAGCCGCATCAGGAACCACCGTCCCCGCTCGTCCGCCATCAGGTAATCGAGAGATGCAGTGTCGCGCTTCTCCTGCTCCTGCCTGGCATAGGCGATGATTCGCGCTTCTTTCTCCTGTTGGTCCATGTCATCCTCCCTGGCCATAGCCCAAGGTGTCGGCCCCCATCAGCTGCTGCAGAACGGGGTTGCCGTCCTGTGCTGCCTGCGCGGCATTCTTCGCGGCCTGGGCTGCCGGTGCTGCCATGTCGGCCACTTGCTTGGCCTGCTGCAACTGTTCCATCTGGGCCTGCTTCTCTGCTTTTTCCTGCTGGAGCTTCTCGTATTCGTCGTCCGTGCGCAGGATGGCCACCGGCGTGCCGAGCATATCGGCGTAGCGGTTGACCGTCTCAGGGAAGTTGAGTTTGTCGAGAACGTCTGGGTTCGCCTGCGCAAGGTTCATGAGAAAGGCGTAGAACTGCTCGATATTCGTAAGTCCTGCAACCTTCTGCGCCTGTGCGAGCGGCGAGATATACTCGATCTTGATATCCTGCTGGGCGAGCATTTCCTGTACCGCTGGGTCTTCCGGCTGTGGGAATACCTGGGCCCGGTCAAGGATCATGTAGACGCGCTCGATGATCTTCGAGAGGAATTCGTACTGCATGCGTTGCACGACCGGTCCGAGGACGGTCATCTTCTCCTGGTTGCGCTCGATGACTTCCCGCGCGGTCATGGTCTTGTTCTCCATCTCGTTGAGCATCATGAAGAGGTTCGCGTTGTACGCCTCTTTGATGCGGTCTTCGAGCTGCGTGATCTCAGTGCGCAGGTCGCCGATATCGGTCTGGACCTGGAAGAGCGGCTTGACGGAGCCGTCCTGCCGGACGTAGGTCTTGCCGCCCGGCACGAGGTTGATGCCTTTGGCGACGGTCTCTGCTGTCGTCTGCATCGGTGGCTTGACACCGAGCTCGACGGCGGTCAGCAGGTCTTTCTCCATGAGCTGCAGGGCCTTGGCATCGCCTTCTGCGTACCAGCCAGGCCCCTTACCGTAAGCATCGTTGCCCGTGATGATGTAGCGGGCAACTGGCACCGGCCATTCCTCGAAGCCGCCAAGGTAGAGGAACTCGTCCTCGTCACTCTCCTCGAGGTAGTAGGCCGAGAGGAATGGCATGTAGATGCTGCCGAGCTTGTCCGGCGATGCCAGGCGGTTCGGCGCGACGAACCAGACGACGCGATGCACAGCCCGCACGCCTGCGCCGTTGTCGATCTCGTCGCGGACGGCCTGCGTGACATTCTCGCGACCGAACTTGTCGACGAGCTGCTGGGCGCTCATCTTCATGCGATGCACGAAGGTGTTGACGAGTCCGTCTGGCCCACACTCATAAGCATAGCTGCCGACTGGATAGGCCGTGAAGTGGACGCCGTAACGACTGTCGGGGAAGATGCCGAGCGGTGCCTGGCCAAACGCCAGCTCGAGGTAGCACGAGTGGATGGCGGTGTAGAAGTTCGACTTCTCGAGGACGTCGTTCATGATGTCCATGCGCTGATCCAGCAGCTTGCCGATGTCCGAGTTGTCGGTGAGCTCTTTGTTCGAGAAACTCAGCCGGAACCATTTGCGCGATGGCGGCGTCAGGCCACTCATCACGCCGGCTGCGAAAATCTGATTCGCCTGCCAGGTCGTGCTGTTGTAGATGTGCCGGTCCTTGCGATTGGCCATCGTCTGCTCGTCGTCACGGTCGTCGAAGTAGCCGATGTATGGCAGTTGATAGTCCCGGATGGCTTTCCAGCGTGTCTCATACGCCGTGCGCTTCTGCAGCATGGCACTGACCTGCTGCCGGATGCGCCGCTTCGAGATGTTCAGCCGCCTGCCGACATCCGACATCTTGACGAGTGAGATGCCGCCCGGCGGGAGCCTCGCTCCCTGCTTGTCTCGTTCCATGCTGCTCCTCCTTATCCGAGCGTCTTCCTGACGCCCGAATCGCTAGTATTGCCCAGGTTCGACAGCAGGCTGTTGCGGTCGGTCGAGAGGACTGTATCCCCACGGCCGCGCTTCCTGCGCTGCTGTTTCGTGTTGACCTCCGGCACATCCGACGAGCTGACGGTCGTCGGCACGGGGTCTACTTTCGGCGGCGTGTAGCCACCACCACCAGAACACATGGCGCTCACCTCCTTCCAGTACTCGGTGTCCGAATCGGACACATGCCATGTAGGTTTCCTTCGGTGTCCGAATCGGACACATCGTCAGAAGGGATTGTAGTCTGTATTGCACGTCGCCCCGGAGCCATGTATGACATCTTTCGGTACGACGGGATAAGAGAACGTCAGCGCCAGAGAGTCGGCCACGTCCGGCGACTTGCCGATCCGCTCCTTTATCTTCTCTTTGGGTTCGAGTTTCATGCGATTCGCCGCATCGAAGCTGTACTCTGGCGTGACGAGTTCTGTCTTGAGGTCGGGCATATCAGGGAGTGAGCCGCCCGCCTGCAACCACTTGCGCATGGCGTCCCACATCTCCGCCCGCTTGTTGACGTAGTGCGCAGGCTCCAGAGCCTTGCCGCCGAAGGATACCTCGGTCACCTCGTAGCCGAGCTGCCGGCAGCGGTCAATGACGCCTTCGCCTCGGCCGGAGTCGACAAAGACGGCATCCGGCCGGAAGTCATTGATCTCCTGGATGAGTCTTGCTGCAAAGTCCATGTTGCTGATGGCATGGAATACCTTGGGCTTATAGGCAACGAGTCCCTGACGGCGCGTGATGGCGCAGGAGTCGTTGCCGAAGCGTGCGACATCGACGCCGAGGATGCGCGGTGCCCCGAGGATATCCGCTTTCTGGTATGCCTTCTGGCAGGCCGCTGTCACCATGTCGATCGTGATGAGGATGTTGAAGGCCGAGGCGGTGAAGTCGCAGTAGAGCTCCTGGCGGATACCCTCTTCGCTCATGTCCCGCTTCATATCCTCGAGTTCCTTCGGGCCCAGACGGCCGTTCGGTGCAAAGACGCCGGACTCGTCGGCGCGGTACATGCAGCAGTACCAGTCCGGCTCGCGCTGTGCCTTCTGGTAGATCTCGTAGAACTGGTTCTGTCCCTTCGGCGTGCCGATGAAGATGCACCAGCCATTACGGTCAGCCAGTGATGGGCGGATGACCTCGTCCCACAGCTCCGGCTTAATCTGTGCGTACTCGTCGAGGATGGCCCCGTCCCAGTACGTACCGCGCAGGTTGTCTGGATGGTCGGCACCGATGATGTAGATGCGGCCGCCCTGTGCACCTTTGTAGCGACTCGGGAACTCGATGAAGAGGTCCGACTCGTTGATGCGGACGCCGGGGATGACGTGCGTGTAGTACTTCAAGTAGTTCCAGGCGATGAGCTTAGCCTGGTTGCGGAATGGTGCAACGTAGGCGTACATCGGGGAGCGCTGATGATTCTGCACACACTTCTTGATGATGTGGTTGACGGTCCCGACGGTCTTGCCGAAGCGGCGATGGGCGACGATGACGGAGAAGCGGTGGCTCTCAAGTGCCGGATGGATGGTCTTTTTCCAGAGCGGCTCTGGCCGGTACGGTATCGTGATCCGTCTCTTCTGTGCTGTCATCATCGCCATCGTCGTCATCTCCTTCCCATGCGAGCTCTGCTGCACCGTCACCTACCGTCTCCTGCTGGACGCGGTCCTTGTACTTGTCGGGGAATGCCCCCTTGAGGAGCATCGCGAGCAGGGTGTCCGAGTATTCGATGCGCGTCGCGATCCTGTCGCCCTTGTAGTAGATGCCGCGCTCGCATCCCTCGACGGCCCGCCGGTAGGCTTCTTCTTCGAGCAGGTCATTGGCCATGGCACGGGCGCGGTTGAATGCGATGGCGTAGTTGGAGTCGCCGTGCAGCCAGAGGTAGTGGGTCTGGCGCGAGATGCCCATGGCCTTGGCGGCCTTGGATATTGTTCCGCAGTCTACCAGATAGTTAAGAAAACGGTTCTTATCTCTCTGCGGTACAAACTTGTAAAGTTTCCTCTTCATCGCCAGCACCTCCTTTGCCTTGTATTTCAAGGGGTTTCACGCTTCTGTCCACGTCGATTTCTTGCTCCGTTCCTATCTGTCAAGTGATTCCCATGGAAAAAGCCCCGCGGCTCTATCAGCTCGCGAGGCTCTCTATGGGTTGGTCTTTTATTATCTTACCATGCTGGGGCAGGAATAACGTGCTGCCCTTTTTATTTTTTCCGCAGGCGGGCGGCAATCTCAGCCGTCCGGCAGATCATGTCTTTCCACCAGACCTTGAGCGTCCGCTCGCCCATCCAGAACGAGCGGCCAGGGTACCGGCTCTCCATCTCTTCGGCCAAGCGATGCTGGACGCGGATGACCCAGCCGTGCCGCCCGCGGGAGAAGCCGTTGCCCTTTTGCTTCTCGGCATCGCGCCGGAGCCGAAGGAACAGCTGCTTCTCCTCGGGAAGGCCCTGCTGCATGATCTCGACCGCCCGCAGCCAATGAGCCGCTCTCGCATGGGTATCGTAAAAGATGCCCCGTTCTGCTGACTGTGCTGTCGGATCGTGACCGGCCGTCGATTTGTAGACATATTCCGCCCGCCGCTTCGCATAGGCTTTCCGCTCCTGCGCATAGGAGAGCAGATAGTGTTCCGCCTGGCGGTGGTCTTCTTCGATGGCCCGTGCAATCCGCTCGGCCTGAGCCTTGGCTGATTCCTCTTCCATCCGCTCCTCCTTCCTGGTCAGTCTTTCTTGTCATCCTTGGCGATGCCCATGATGGGGAACGGCACCTTCTGCATCAGCGTCGTGGCGGATGCATTGCGCGGAATCCAGTAGCCATGCTTGCTGTCCCAGACCCACTGCAGTTTCAGGTCTTGCTCCAGTTTCCGGCACCGCTTTTCCAGCTGGTCCCGCTCTTCTTTCAGGGCGGTCATGTGCTTCTTGTAGCGGTCTAGATGCGCTTCCAGATTCTTGCTGTCATGCATCCAGCTGTTGGCCATCTGCCGGAGTGTTCTGTCCAGATGTTCAGCCCTGGCTTTCTCTTTCCGCCAAAACGTGGCCGTCAGGCAGAACATGGCCGCAAAGAACAGGATGTTCAGTAGCATCCCGATTTCATTGCCCGTCATCGCCATCACCCTTCCTGAACCGCAGGCCATGGTCTCTGCGGGCATTGTGATGATTGACGTAGTCCATAAGCTTCTGCCGCGCTGCTTCGGTACAGCCACACCGCTCCATAAAGCTAGTGGCTGCCACCTGCAGGTCGACGCATTCTTCCATGAGCTTCCACCAGCGCCTCGTCCATTCTTCCTTTGGCAGGCCGTCTCGCTCTGCTGCCCGCAGCTTCGCGTAGGCCTTCCCGACCTCGTCGAATTCCTCGAGCATCTTCAGGAAGAAGTCCGTCTCGGTCCAATCCTTGTAGAGCGGCCCATTGCAGGGATGCGGGAGGATACATCGTTTCTGCATACTCATTTCAAGCCTCTCTTTCTGCGTGCCAGCTCTTTCTTCATCTCGTCGCAGACGCGGATGATCGTCTTGGCTTCCTGGCTCTTGATTGTCCCCGCCCGGAAGTCCGTCAGGGCCTTCTGACGCCGTGCCTCGTTCTCTTTCTCCGCCCGCAAGATGTCGAGCTCTGTCATGTTCTTCTTCAAGCGAATCATTCCCATGCCAACCAAACCTCCTGTTCGCTTACCGCTTCGTCCTCTCGCTGCGCGTCTCACTGTCGCCCGGCGACCAGTTCGAGATGCGCAGGTTCTGCAGTGTCTTATGAGCCCGCCAGAGATTGTAGAGGATCAGCAGGCAGGCCACGATGCCGAGTGCCACGAGTATCATCATGATGCTCACCTCCCTTCTTTGCGCTCGGTGTCCGAATCGGACACATCTTCCGGCTGCTCTTTTTCGGTGTCCGAATCGGACACAATCCCGTCGAAGGGCTTCAGAATTTCCTCGGCCCATTCCTTGCTGACGGTCCAACCTGCCTGCGGGTAGCTGTAAGGGCAGGTGTTCTCGTCGGCTTTGTAGTTCACGACCTCGACCTGGTAGCGGTGCAGGAATTCCTTCCAAGCGCAGTGCCGGAAGTTCTTGCCCGAGCAGACGCCGCAGAGCCGCGGCATGATGCATTCGCAGAGGTCCTCGAAGTCGGACATGGAGAGATGCAGGGTCTTCTTCATCCGGGCAACCTCCTCGACGCGTCGCCTGGCTTCCCGCTCCGGCACGAAGACGACGCAGAGCTGGCTTGCCGCCCGCTTCATCTGCTTGGCGGCGTCGAGGTCGATGAGGTTGTAGCGCCGGGCAATGGCCTTCTCGAGGAAGGTGTGGCTCATGCGCAAGTACTTCATGAATTCCTTGTCGAGGTCGCTGACTTTCTCGTAGCTCTTGATAGCCTCGCCCTCGACCATCACGAGGGCCATGAGCCGGGCCATGCTCTCACGTTCCCGGCTGGACAGATACCGATTCATGCCTGTTCCTCCTTCACGAGATCCATAAGCTGCACGATAGCCCGGGCGGCCTGCCGCTGCTTCTCGGCTAAGGTCTTGCTCCACGTCTCGCCGCCGTACTTTGCCGCCAGCTTCTCGTGGCGCTGGCGCAGTCCTTCGAGCTCGGCGAGCAGGATGGCCGCGACCGATACCTGCTCCTTGCGGCATTCCTGATGGACATTGCAAGAGTTTTCACAGAACCGGCAGCAGTTCTGGCATTCTGTCGCGATCTTGCACTGCTCGCAGGGCGTCATGTTCTCGATGCCGACCATCTCCATCTTCTTCACGAGCTTCTCGTGGTGCTTCGGATTGATTGAGCGGTAGGCCGTCTTTGGCTTTTCTTCCTCGGGCTTCGCGGCCTTTGCGACATGCTGCAGGGATACTTTGCCTTCCTTGCCGAGCGTGGCCGCGACCTTCTGCTGCTCGGCGGCGTCGAGCCGGCTTGCTTCATAGGCCGCACTGATGCCCATGCGTCCCTCGTGGAAGGCCTGCTTGAGCTCGGGGTTCTGCAGGTTTTCAGCGATAGCGTGGTAACGGGCGAGCTGACCGGAGCTTGTTGAGAGCATCTTGCTCGCGATGTCGCGGATGCGTCCTTCGACTCGACCAGCTTCCTGCATACGCTTGAGGACAGCCGTCAGATGTTCGGCCTGCCGGACCTTCTCTGCATCGCTGAGCTGCCTTGCCGTCGAGTTCGTCAGGAGCAGCATGAGGGCGAGCAGGTCCTTGTCCCGCTCGTTCTCGATGATGCAGTTGACCTCGTTGTATTGGCACTCGCCGCGCTCGACGAGCAGACAGCAGGCGCGGTACCGGCGCTCGCCGCTGATGATCATGTGGCGGCCATCCTCGTCTGCCGGAGCGACGACGAGATTGTGCAGCACGCCGCCCGCAATCTCGATGGCATCGGCCAGTTCCTCAATATCCTTGACCTCATAGACGAGCTGGTTGTCCGGATTGGGATAGAGCTCCTGCAGCATGAGCTTGCGCAGCTCGTACTTGGGCGCTTTGCCAGCCGACTCGCGGCTTGCCTGGCTCATGAGGCCCATCAAATCAAAATTTGCCATGGTATTCTCCTTTCAGACGGCCAGGATGCAGAGGCCGATGTAGAGCAATGCGATGACTAGCATCGTCTTGAGGCTCCAGCCGCAGAAGCGCAGGAGCTCGCAGAGCATGGCCCGGCGCTGCTGGCGGCGGGCACGCTGGGCGCGGTAGCGCTTCCAGACAAACGAGTGCATATAGATCGACCGTCTCATTCTGCCACACCTTCTTCCTCGGTCTTGGTGTCCGAATCGGACACAAGTGTCAGCAGCTCCTCGACGAAGTCACGGTAATCTCTCGATGCTCCGCAGCGCGGCGAGTGCAGTACGATTGGCTCGGCCGAGAACGTCGACTCGTCGACCTTGTCCGTCCAGCGGATGTAGTGGTCGAAGACCTTGTAGTCCCCGTGCGAGCGTAGCCATTCCGCCCCCTGCAGGTTGCTCGTGGTCCGTCGGCAGCACGTGATGAGCGTGCCGAGGAACTTGAGCTGCGGGTTCAGGTATGCCTGCACCTGCCTTGCCTGCTCGAGCAGACTGTCGATGCCCTCGAACGTCCAACGGCTGATGACCGCCGGGATGACGAGGTAGTCGCTCGTCGAGAGCGCGTTGACCGCGCACATGTGCAAGCTCGGCGGGTTGTCGATGATGACGTAGTCGTAGTCATCCTTCACCTCGCGCAGGCATTCACGCAGTCTTACCTGCTGCGGCACGACGGTGTCCATCATGACCGTCCGCTCGGCTTCGGCCAGCTTGAGGTTGGCCGGTATGATATCAAGATTCGGGAAGTCTGTATGCTGGATGACCTGTGCCGCCCGCACTGTGCGCTTCATGACGTTGGCCATACTCGGCTGGTCGTAGCTATATCGCTTGAAGAACTGCGACGAGTTCCCCTGCTGGTCATTGTCGACGAGCAGGACCTTCTTGCCGTGTTCGGCGGCGAGCAGGTAGCTCACGTTGATTGCGGTCACGGTCTTGCCGACGCCGCCTTTCAGGTTTGCGATGGTGATGATGATCATGTTGTTTTTCCTCCTGTAATTCATCCGCCTCATACACTGCGTGCTGGTACGGATAGCCTTCTTCGGTGAAGCCGTTATAGCTCAGCTCCACCACGACGTGATATCCCTTCGGGGCCTTGATGGTTTCCCGGTAGGTTTCTGCGGTCCGGATCGGCTCTTTCGTGGGCTCCGTGCGCAAGAGATTCCGGCTTGTCATGAGGCGACCGCGCATGGGCTGGGCATCCTGCTCCTCGCAGGCCTTGCCCACCTTCGTGCGACGGTCCACCTTGACCTCTTCCTTGACGTAGTAAGAGGCCAGTCGAAACGCATCCATGACTTCACCGGCATAGGGTTTGAGGTAGACATCGCCTTGTGGCCATGCCTTTTGGAGAGCGCGGCGCATCTCTTGGAAGCTGGCATCTGGTACGGCCGGCATAAGGATGTGGCCATGCTTGCGGCCGCCGTTCTTGAGATTCTCGAGGACAGCGATGTACTTGCAGATCACTCCCTGCTTCTTGTACCAGCGCCGCAGCTCGCGCGTCATCTTCCCGTAGGCTGTCTTGATGGCATCCTCTGTCAACTCAGAGTCCAGCGTGAACGTCACATACCAGTCTCCTGACTCGAAGTTATCCAGGATGAGCCGACTCAGGCGCTCCGCCCGCTGCCTGGCATTGATCTTCGCCTGCTTCTGCGAGGTGCCGAGTCCCGTTCGAGGTCTTCGTCTCTCCCGGATACTCCTTTTCTCCGGCATCATCCTCTGGGTGTGGTACTTGTCTTCCACGATGTATCTCCGATGGTGGGCTACCCACCTTCTCCTGACATATGCCATCTCTGTGCTCCTGTTCTACTTGTTCCTCTATTCTGTATCTTTATGCGGATACGTGTCGGTACATTAATCCCTTTATCAAGCGGCCAAAGAGGTATCCCACCCTCAAAAATTCGCCGCTTGTCTTGCGTCCGGGAGCTTCGTGCTATATAATAGGAGGCATAGATTGTGCTGCGAAACCAATCCATACCAAGAGGTGCCATGCCGGGCACCTCTTTTTTCATGCGCTTTTACTGGGCCGCCGGATGGGGACCGGCTGCGCTGGGTCCGAGAGATCCTGCCCTTCCATCGCCGCCATCCATGCCTCGAGGGCACGGCGGCGGACCTTCATGCCATTCATCTTGAGCCCGGGGATGATGCCGGACTGCACCAGATGATTGGCGTAGTTGAGACTGACCTTCAGGATCTTGGCCACTTCCTTGACCGTCAGGAGCTCGTCTGGTGTTTGACGCTCTCCCATGTGCTGGGCCATAGCCCGCCCGGTCCTCTCGATGGCATTGACAATCATCATCTCGATAGCTGCACTCTCCAAGGATTTCACCTCCCTTCTATATAATTTAGTCGCCTCGCGTTCTGTCCCTGCCGTCGTTCTCGATAGACCATCTCCCTTCATGCCGAGCGCTTATCGTGGTTGTCTGGCTCTGGATTCCAGACGCCGTCGTGCTTCAGGCCTTCGATGATGTCTTTCTCAATGGGATTGCCCGGCGTCCCTGCAGGTTCATTCCACCCATAGTCATCCTCTTCCTCAGGGAAGAACGGATCACGCAGGTGCTCGGCTGCATCCTCGTTCACAGCCTTGCTCGTATTGATGGCCCAGCGGAGCTCGTCCACGCAATACATCAGTTCATGCAGGTCACGGCACATCTTCCCGTAGCTGCACACCGACTCCACATAGCACTTGGACACTTCATCGCGCAGGCGGGTATTATCCTCGCGAAGACGACGGAGCTCGTCCGTCATCGCGTCAAGTTTCTCGACGTACAGCAGGCGCTCCTTATCCATGCGCCAAGACAGAAATGCGACAAGAGCCAGGCAGCTCATCATGATGGTCATCAACGTCTCCATTGCAGTCATGGTAATCTCCTCCTTCACTTGGTTTGCCTTCATGCGTTCATGCGGAGTGGGGCTTAGGACCCTCCTGTTCATCATCTGATGCCACTTGTTCAAAAACCTGATGTTTCTTTCCTCGGTACGTGTTAATCATGCTGTTTGCAAAAGCCGTCCCGATGATGGCATTCTCATAGCATTCTCGTTGCTCTTCAGAAAGTAGTCGCAGTGCCGCGATTAATTTTTCTGCGCGATTACGCTTTGCTCTTGCTTCCATATCATTCAT